CGTTCTGATAACCCAGCCTTCCTAGGCTGAGTTCATCCGCCACGCCTATGCCCGTGGGAGTCGCTGAACTGATTGCCCTATCGGGCGTGGGGTTGGCTGCGGCAACTCTTGCCGCCTCCGGCGTCAAGGCCCTGTGGTCAATCTCAAAGGGCCTGGGCACCTTTGAGGGCAAGATCCTTGAAATCCTGGCCCATCACCGCAACACCCTCGACGACCACGAGGATCGCCTTCGCAAGGGGAAGCTATGAACTGGGCCGCTTTTGCCTTGCTGGTGGGCTACATCGGGGTCTGCGAGGTCAGAGCCCCCAACCCCTGGGCGGCCTGTGACGCCCGCTGGAATGTGGCGCTTGGCGTGTTGATCCCTTCCCCGCTGCAAGGCGCCATCCCAGCCGCTGGGCGGATGCTGGGCCTGGGCCGGCGGCGGCGATCCGATGCCATCCCTGAGGAGCCGAAGCTGTGACGAGCATCCCCTGCCAAATCATGGACGCCCTGGCCGTGCGGCTCGATGGCATCGCCGACGTGCAGGAGCTGTTCCTCGACTCGGCCCGGGTCGCCAGCTTCCCCGATGGCGTGGTGGTGACTCTGGATCAGGAGGGCCAAGCATCCGACGAGATCGCCACCACCTGCAAGCTGAGCTCCACCCTGCCGGTGGTGGTGACGGTCATTCGCTCACGGGCGCCAAACGACCCGCCGAACTGGCAACTGCTCGACTCGTTCTATGTCGCCGTTCACGCCCGGATGATGGGCGATCGGAGGCTGGGCGGCTTGTGCGACGACATTCAGTCGATTGGCCGTGAGCACGTTTCAGACCTAAAGACCTGCGCCATCCGCTGTTCCTACTCTGTGCGTTATCAGACTCTCGAGGCTGACGTGACGGCCCAATGACCCAGCCACCCCCCCACCCCGAAGGTCCCGGCGAGTTCTACCGGGATCCCGCTGATACCGAATGGCGGGAACTGACCGCCAGCCCCTCCGCTCCCCAACCCGACCCCACCGAGGACACGACCGATGGCCTTCCGCGACCAGCTGCTGCAGATCAAGGCCGAGGCCACAAGCGGCACGCTTGAGACCATGGTTGGGGCGGATGTGGTCCAGGTGGGCCAGTTCACCCCGACCATTCAAGACTTTGGCCAGGCCGAGCGCTCCATGCTCAGCGCTCGCCCCGGCACCCCCACGCCTGCGGTGATGGTCAACCGCCTGATGAGCTTCGAGGCGCCGTTCGAGTTCTCCGGCTCCGGCACCGCCGGCACCGCCGCCGGCCTCGATAAGCATCTGCTGGCCGCCAGCATGAATAAGGCGGTGGTGACATCTACAAGCGTCACCTACGGCCTGGCCTGGCCCCCTCCGGCCACCACCTATTCGGTGGGGTTCTTCCTCGATGGCGTGCGCTATGCCTGCGCTGGTGCTCGGGTCGAATCGATCACGGTCAGCGCCAGGGCCGGCGAGATCGTCACCGGCACCGCCACCTACAAGGGCTTGTATCGAGCCCCCAGCACGCTCGCTAACCCAACGCCAACCTTCCCCACCCAGGCCCCGGCGGTGGCGTTCAACAGCGCCAGCGCAACGGCCGGCAGTCTGACCCTGGCGGGTGTGGCGATCTGCGTCGAGGAGTTTGAGCTCAGCATCAACAACACCACAGAGCTGTTTGATCACGGCGGCTGCACGCCGCACATCGATCACACCGACCGAGCGGTAACCGGTTCGATCACGATCGCTCGGCCGCCGATTGCATCGCTCGACGTGCTGACCAACGCGGCCAATTCCACCGTGGGTGCCCTGGTGCTCCCGTGGGGAACCACTGCCGGGAACATCACCACCGCCACCCTGCCCCAGATCCAGCTGGCGCCCGTTGGCCTGGTGGACATCCGCGGCAAGGTCGGGTTCCAGTTTGACTTCACGATGATCTCCTCGGCCTCCAACCAGGAGTTGTCCATCGCCCAGACCTGATCAGGCTGGCGAGTCTGAACCATCACCACTGCACCTACCCATGGGATTCAAGCTCTCAACGGCCAGCAGCTACCCCTGGCCCGTGTCCGGCGAACTGGCCGGCACCCGCTACAGCTTCACCGCTCACTTCGCCTTCCTGCGTCAGGATCGGATTGAAGAGCTCACGCAGCAGCTGGCCAAGCGTCAGCGGCTGCTGGAGATCGGTCAGGACGACCCGGACCTAGAGCACGTCAACTCTCGCGCCGTGGCCGCCGAGGTGCTTGTGGACTGGTCTGGCGTGACGGATGACGATGGCGAGCCCGTGGACTTCGCGCCATCAGCAATGGAGAAGCTGCTGCAGATCCAAGGCGTTGCGATTGCGGTCTGCAACGCCTGGGCCGAAAGCCTGCAGGGAGCTAAACGGGGAAACTCCAAGGCGCCGCGCGGCATTGGCTGAGCGCGGCGCCTGATCACGATCCTCAGAAGCTGGCAGCCGCTGCCGATGGCATGGGCATCGAGATGCCGCCGGAGTGGACGGACCCAGCCCTGACCGAGCCCGAACACTTCGAGGTGTGGCCGGAGAACTGGGAGGCGGTGCGCTTGTTCATCCGCTGCCAGACGCAGTGGCGCATCGGCATGAATGGCCGCGCCGGGCTGGACTATGGCGCCCTGCTCGCCATGGGTAGCCTGTACCAGATCGACAACCTGAGCCAGGTCGTGGAAGACGTGCAGGCGATCGAAGCCGAGATCCTGATCCAGGGGGCGAAGCGCTGATGGCCGCCAACATGGATGCGCTGCTTAGGATCAGCACCCGCGTCACGGGCGCGGATTCCATCGAGCAATTAACAAAAAAGCTCACCGGATCAGAGGAAGCGGCAACGCGGCTGACCAAAGCCGGCAAGCTGGTGGGTGCTGCGTTTGCAGCAGTTGGAGCCGCTGACCTGGCCCGCCGCATGGGCGACTTTGCCAGGTCAACCCTGGATGCCGGTGAGCAGTCCGGCCTGGTTGGCATGAGAATCAAGAACCTGGCCGGGCAGTTCAACGAAACCGCAGCGGTGACCAAGCTGGCGGCGGATTCTGCTAAGCGGTACGGGCTCGGCAACCTTGAAGCGGCCGAAAGTGTAAGCAGTCTTTACGCAAGACTGCGGCCAATGGGAATCAGTCTTGAGCAGATTGGTTCTACATTTATCGGCGTCAACAATGCTGCCAAACAAGCGGGGCTTTCTACTTACGACGCCGGAGAAGCCTTCCGGCAGCTTGGCCAGGCCATGGGATCAGGCAGGCTTCAGGGTGATGAGCTGCGTTCCTTGATGGAAAGAATGCCAGCTATCGGCGTCGCTATTGTTGACGTGTTCAACGACATTGCACGCAGCAAGGGATTGGAGCAGATCAGCAAAGAAAAGGCCGATGTACTCATTAAGCAAGTTAAGGAAGGCGAGAAACGCCAAACTGAAATCATGAAAGAGCAGGCATCGCTCAGGATTGAAGCGCTGCGCAATGAAACAGACAAGCACCTAGGAGAGATTGATAAACGCTACCGGCGCCAGCAGCAGATCATGGAAGATCGCTTTGAGGATCAGGACGATGCAACGCGGCGCTCAAATGATCGCCAGCTTGATGCAACTATAGACGGCATCAACGAAAGAGCCGAGGCTGAGCGCAAGGCGATTGATCGCCGGTTTGAGGATAGGAGAAAGATTGTCGAGGACGATAGGACAATCAATGAAGCGCTAAAAACTCAACTGCTGCGAAATCTTGACGATGAAAAGTCAGCCGTTCTAAAAGCAATAACAGACAGGGAAGAAGCCGAAACTACACAGGTCAGGGACGCTGCGGACGACCGCAACAAGCAGCTATCGAGAATCAACCGCGACGCAAGACAGCAAGAACAGGAAGCGCTAGAAGCCAGCAAGCAAAAAGAGTTAGACACTGTAAAGGCATCGTTTGAACAACAAAAAACGACATTAGAAGCCAAGCTTAAGGCAGACATCGAAGCCAACAAGCAAGCGACCGCCGCAACGCTGGCCAACCTTGTGGCTAGCACCAAGGTGACGGTTGGAGAGCTTAAGCAGCTGGGCGCTGATGGAGTGATTACTACCGACATCATCGTTATGGCGATGAAAAAGCTAGAGCAGATCCAGCCTCCGCCTCCCACGGCGATGCAGCAGTTCACCGCCGCCATGGCTGATCTGAGAATGGAGCTAGGTGAAGAGCTGCTGCCGCTTCTGACTCCTGCGATCCAGCTGCTAACCGGGTTGCTTCGGGCCTTCGGTGGACTCCCTAAGCCCGTCAAGGCGGTGGCTGGCAGCCTGCTGGTCCTGGTTAGTGCGCTGGGGGCTCTTGCGCTGCCATTGGCTGGCTTTGCCGGTGTGATTCAGCTGCTGGCTGGCACCGGCGCATGGACGGCGATTGCGGGCGGGCTGGGGGCTATAGCTGCGTTCCTGATCTCATGGCCCGTGCTTTTGGTGGCCGCTGGTGTTGCGATCTTCCTCTTCCGAGATCAAATCTATGGAGTCGTAGATGGCATCAATAAATCAATACAAGACACCTTTAAAAAAATCATTGAAACCGTCATCAGCGCCGTAGACACCATCAGCAAGACCATCCAGACCGGCATCCGTGCCGTGTGGGACTGGGTGAGCTCTGCTGTGGGCAATGTGGCCGGCGCACTGACCAGACCCTTTGAGATCGCTGCCGGTGCCATCAAGAACGTGTTGCGCAGCGTGCTCCAGTTCGGCGCGAACGTGATCAATGGCTTCCTGGGAGCCATCAATCAAATGATCGTCGCGGTGAACGGCGTGGCCGGCCGGCTGCGGCTGCCCCAACTGCCCACCTTTGGCGCGGTGTCGGTCCCAAGCTTCGCCGGCGGCGGGTACACCGGCGACGCCCCACGCAGCGGCGGCCTCGATGGCCGCGGCGGCTTCATGGCAATGCTGCACCCCCGGGAAACCGTGATCGATCACGCGCGGACCGGAGCCGGTGGCGGCGTGCCCAACATCACGATCAAAACCGGCGAGGTGCTGCAGCTGCCCGACGGCAGCCAGTGGGTTTCCATGGGCGACCTCGAGCAGGCCATGGCTGCCACGGCGGCCGGGGTGATGGCCCAGCTGCGCAGCCCGGCAGGGCGCGTCGCCGTGGGTGGCGCCTGATGGCAGTAGCACGCGGGCAGGC